CCTTCAGAAGTTAGAACTCCTTCAGGGGTCATCTGCCCGCGTTTAATAAGTATCGCACGAGCCATACCCTTACTACCGGTTTGAGCGGTTAGGCGTTGCAGCAGTTTATGTTTCCCCATAAATTTCTGCGTGGCCATCAATTATATCCCTGTTCCTTTAACCACTCGGCTACCCGAGCAATATCCTGTGCCCTATAGGCATTTTTGATCATATTAGCCTTCAAAGATATCACTACTACGTTACTCATTACATACCCTACAGAAGGGTCTAGCCTATCCAGCGATGCACTCTCGCTTCCCATCTTCTTATTCCCTGTAAACCTAAAGGGTGTGTAGAACACCGGGCATATATCAGGGGTTATCCCTAGTACCCCCCTATAGGTAAGCGAGAACTCTAAGCCTTTCCTTGCGGCCCGAGCCTTAGCGGAACCCACCGACGATATTGCCCATGACCTCTTAGGGTTAGCGGCCTTCCATCTTGCTTTGTGCGCCCCATTTGCAAGTCTTGCGTGCCCACATTGAGAACAGTAGCCCGTCGTCGTGTAGCGGTATGCGGTGTGTCCGTGAAGACACGGCTTACCCGTAAAATATCTGCGAGAGTTAGCCGCCATAGCAGCCTTACGGGTAGGGGGTAGGTCAGTAGTACCCCCTGTTTCGGTTGCTTCTGAACTCTCGGACATCATCGACCTCATCCAACGCAGTGCCTATATAGCCTCCTTTTCGGAAACGCATAAGGGCTAGCGAAGTAGAGTCAACGTAGTCGTCGTGATCGCCGGACGGGAAGGATGCCACCTCATCAATGACTTCCTCGGCCCAGTGGGTGTTAGGAGCCCACACTCTACCACTCGCGAAGAGGTCGGACACTGCGTTGAGGCGGCTGATCTTGTCGTTCCCCCTCGATGGGGTGAACTCCTGCACGGGGATGCCCATGGCCCTCATCTCGTAGATCAGCGGCGCACCAGACGCCTTCTTCTCGATGATCACGCTATCAGGCTGCCACTCCTTGTACTGGTCGATGGCCTCCTGCTTCAGCCGTGGGAACTCCATCCGCTCCCTGAACGCATTGAGCAGGATGATGTTGGCCTGCTCGATCCCATTGTCGTCAGGAGCATAGAACACACCCCACGTGGTCAGGGCTGAGTAGTCAGCTCGCTGCGTCTTCTCGAAGGCCGTGTCCCACGCCATAAGCACGAACTCGCACTCTGGTGGCCGCTCAGGCTCCCACATCTTCCACCACTCGCGCTTGACTATGGCGCTCGTGTCGGACGTCGGGTTCTGCTGGTACTGCGCCATCCACTTGGAATTGGGCAGCTCTTCCTTAAGGACGCTCAGCTCTTCTAGCGGCCAGAACTCAGGCCACAGGGGGTTGCCAGATGGCAGCAGTGCAGGGAACTCAATGACCTCCCACTCATCACCGCCACGTTGGGCTGCAGCCTTTAGCACCTGCGCTGTAAGATCACGCTTGCTCCACCTCGTCATGACTATGACAATAGCCCCACCGGGCTGCAGTCGCTGCCGGGGCCCTGAGGTGTACCACTCGTAGGTTTTGTCGTAGATGTCGGGGTTGGTCTCGGCTAGCGCAGCCTCTTGCTCAGAGTGCGGGTCATCGATGATCAGCAGGTCAGCACCCTTACCTGTCACCGCACCACCAACACCGATAGCGAAGTAGTCGCCGCCCTTGGACGTGTTCCATCGACCAGCAGCCTTAGAGTCTGACTGCAGCACGAGGTCCGGGAAGACGTTGTGGTAGTGCTCTGTGTCGACGAGGTTTCGCACCTTACGACCAAAGCCTACAGCAAGCTCCGCCGTATGGCTTGTCTGAATAACCTTCTTACCGGGGAATTTACCCAAGAACCACGCCGGGAGGAGGTATGATGCAAACTCAGACTTAGTATGACGAGGAGGCATGTTGATAATAAGGCGTTTACAATCGCCTCTAGCCACCCTCTCAAACGCATCCGCCATCTTGGCATGGTGTCTTCCTGCAATGAAGCTCGGCCACATGGCCTCGACGAACTTAATGAACCGCTGCTGCGCGAGGCTCTTGTGCTTGAGCTTCTCGAGGTGGTCGAGCTGAGCGAGGAGCTGCTCTTGGTCGGCAGGAGACAGTGCTGGTAGGATGCGAGGTATATCCGCAAGGGATATATTAGCGAACGGGTTCGCAGGGGGCGAGCCCGGTTTAGGGGTGGGGGTCTTTACCGGGTGTATCCTTGGGCGTCCCACTACTCTTCCAGCTCCGCTTCGTACTCTGAGGGTGGCTCAATCTTCTTCTCTGGCGGAGCCACACCGAACTCCTCGTCGAGGTCTTTGCCTAGCGGGGTAATGTCGATGAGGTCTGCATGCAGTAGGCGGCGTACCCGTTCCTTGATGGCATCCTCGAGAGCTTCAGGGCTCTTGTAGTTAATGGTGATCTCGCTACGCTCGGTGAACAGACCGATGTCAGAGTGCTTGCCTAAGAGTTCTAACGCCTTGAGCTCGAACTTGGTCTCACCGCAGTTGGCTATCTCTAGCAGCTTATTGGTAATGGCCGACCGCGCAGAGGCAGCATCGAGCGCCATCGTGGACCCGTAGGTGCGGAGGAACGCAGCGGCGGCATAGGCCGTGTTGATCTGGGTTAGGGGGGTTTTACTCTTGTTCTTGATCACCGCCTCGAGCAGGCGCTGCTCGGCGGCGTAGTCTTCTTCTGAGACCTCTATGGGGGCCCCGAGGTCTACCTGTAGCTCTGCAGTTGCTGCGGCTACGGCTATCTCATCCTCAAAGGTCCCTGCCATTTCCTCGGTGAGGTCAAAGGGCATGGGGTTAGTCTTGTCTGGCGTTAGACGCACTGTAGGCATGGGGTCGGGCTACCCTGATGTTTGTAAGGTCGCGAAGCGACACAGTACCCCTGCTTTAACAGGAGTTAGGTGAAAAACAACTTGAAAAAATATATACCCCCCGGCTGCTGCGCAGCCTGAAAGGAGTGGGGGCCTCCCTAAAAAATATATACCCCCCTGGGGTAGCAAAATAGAAAAGGTGACGGGGGGGTTTCTGAGAGATGCTCATATAATGTGCAAAATAGTGTAATATAGAGCCGGGGCCCCAAATATCTGGTTTGGGGGGGTACCCGGCCCGTGGGGCCCCGATCATGGTCGTAAGATAGCCCTAGGGCTCTAAGCCATTGAAATCGTTGGGCTTTATATTCCCTATTGCGTATGACACGGTTATTTCGTAAGTTTTTTGGGCGGCGGGACAACTCCCTCTGTACCTAGGCGATCATGCCTAATAGGAAACGACACTATGTCTACTCAAGTAACCTCAAACGCGTCGGCCTTTGTGCTGGCGTCCACCTTCCTTGCTTCTGGCGAAGCATCTATCGAGCACGGGACTTCCCTTGTGACCTTTGGGCTCATGCAATGGTTGCGCGGCGATATGACTTTCCGCGCCGTTGTCACCTCTGGCAAGGGTGACAATCAGACCTCTCGGTCCAAGGTCTTCCGTCTTGCGGATTATCCCTTCCCTATCATGACTGAGAAAGGGAAGGTCGATGGACTAATGCGCAAGGCACAACTTGCGGCAATCGTGGACGCAATGGGCATTGATACCCCTGCAATGCGCGCTTGCTTCACTCGGTGCCTACCCGCCGCTTTGGTCTTGGCTGACACGGAAGCGCAATACAGCAAAGACGCAAAGGCTATCGTTAAAGTCCCGGCTCGTTACGCCTTGGACCTTTTCAAGAAAGACGGTTCATTCTCGGACCTTGGCAAGTCTATCCTTGAAGCTATCAAGGAAGCGGCAAGCCTCAATGGTAAAGACATTGATGACGCAGAAGCGGTTCGCCGCTTGGATAAGGCGACTGTGCCTCTCTCAGGCGCGGATAGCCGGACCTATGGCAAACTTCCTACTGCCGCAGGTTTTAACCGTGACCTTGCCAAGCCTCTTGCGGCTTCCTTAGGTCTGATCCCTGCCCTCAAGGCAGGGACGCCAAAGGCGCCACAAGGCGCTAGCGTCGGGCTTGAGACTTCCTTGACCTTCCTGATCAAGACGATACGCGAACAGGTGGAAGGGGATGAGGCAGAGGAAGCGTTTACTAACGAGCGCGTCGCAGAGGTCCGCGAATTGGCGACCTTGATTGCCGCCTTCCTTGAAGCCGAGGAAGCCTAACCCCTAGGGCCCCTCGCAAGAGGGGCCCGCCCTTCGGGAGCTAATCGCATGAACCCTCTCTACCGCATCTTTCGAGCCCTGCTCGAAATGGCTATCGTCCTAGGCGGACTGGCCAGCATCGTCGCCCTTCTGATCATCCTCGCATCCTAGCCCTAGCCCCGCAGCCGAAAGGCTGCGGGGTTTCTTTTTATCCTTTCAGGATAGTTCCAACGTGTGAGGCCATCATCGTGTTTTTCTTACATCGCATCTCGCAACCATGATCGCGAGTTTCTTACATTAGTTTTCTTACATTAGGTTTTCTTACATTGCATCTCGCAACCATGGTTGCGGGATTTCTTAACATTGTAATGTTAAGTTTTTTTCTTACATTATACCTTACGTTAACGTCAACATAGTACGTCATATATAACGTAACAAAAATTTCCTAACCGCAGGTTGGTATTGTAAGAATGTAAGAAAACGGTTTGGGTAATGTAAAGAAAATTCCTCAATGAAATCAAGCAATGTTATAATGTTATATTGTAAGAACGGTTTTTGAGCTTTTCAGGAAACTGCGCTTCTATGCAAGTGCAGCTCTCTCCCGCATTCCAAAAAAACAAAAACCCCAAACTCGCCATTCTCTCTCTATTTCTTTTAACAATATAACATTACCCTTACTTTCTACCTTCAAACCCTTATGCCATAAGGCGTTGCTAATGTAAGAAAACCATTTTCCGTTTCTTAACATTAGGCCCTTTTTTCTTACATTCTTACATTACCTTTTTTAACATTCCACACCCTGCGGTTAGGATATTTTTGTTACGTTAGATAGGGTGTACTTTTTCTCTTACATTGTAATGTTAAGTTTTTTTCTTACATCGCATCTCACGACCATGGTTGTCATTTTCTTACATTGTCTTTTTCTTACATTACCCCTGCCTGTTCGTTTTCTTACATTACCCCTGCCTGTTCGTTTTCTTACATTACCCCTGCCTGTTCGTTTTCTTACATTACCCTAATTTGACTTCACCCTTAAGATGTGCTACAATGTAAGCTCAATCAGTAATTCCACTGGTTGGTTCCTCCGCCTCTGTCGCTGCCGCCCACTTCGATCTCGCAACCATGGTTGCGGGTTGGGACCTGCGCAGAGGCGTTAATGGAGACTACGACGATGCAAGAGATCACCCGCTACGCTGCTCCTATGCAGCTACCCACAGTGCTTCCAACCCTACCCTTCGCCAAGCCAGCCCCACGCTTCTTCACGTCAGCGATCACTGACGACGAGCTGGACACCTACCTGCTGCGCATGCCTGACCGTCTCATGCACGAGATGGCTACGCGCTTCGCTTTGGCCGGGGGAGAATGACAACTATGGTTTACATCCCAAGAGACCCCTTCGCCCGCACACGTGCGCGACCCGTGCAGCTGCTCAATGCGACCATCAATGGTCGGAGCATTGCCTACTCCAACTACACCGAGTTCTACGTGCAGGCGAGCAAGGACGGCAGGTCCTACCAGACCCGCTACTGCTTCGTCGGTGACCTTGCTGCTGCCATCGCCCACTACGAGGCGATACATGCTTATCGGTGGAGCAAGCGCATCTATGCGCCTTCGATCAAACCCAACCCCACACTGGTCGAGAAGCCAGCAATCGTCACCGATGGAGAGTGAGGCATGAGCAAGATGATTTACATCGTCGAGGAGTGGGAAGCCGACGCAGGGGGTGAGTTCTTGGATATCTACTGCTTCGACACTAGGCCTGAGGCTGAGTGGTTCAAGACGCGCATGGAGGAGTTCTACGGACCGACCACCTCACAGTGGCTCATCAAGGACAAGCTCCTCTTCACGGATATGCACGATGCCGTCAAGGTATGGGCAGGAGTGGACGATGAGTAAGATGATTTACATCGTCGAAGAGTGGGGCACCGTTGGCGGTGACCATGACGAGTGCAAGGCTAGCTACTGCTTCGACGCTAGGCACGAGGCTGAAGCGTTCAAGGAGCGCATGGAAAAGCTCTACGGAAACATCACGTCCGACTGGTTCATCGAGGACAAGCAGGTCTTCACCCACATGCACGACGCCTTGGTGGTAGCAACCGACAAGCAAGGCTTACCTTTACCACTACGCATCTACCCATAACAAAATACACCAACAACTCCTCAACAAGGAAACACTTCCCATGACGACCCCAACCAAGACCAACACCCCCAAGGTTCCCTCCATGCGCCTCACCGTCGAGCTCCGTGCTCAGATCGTTAGAGCCGTCATGGATGACATGCCAGCACTCAGTACCAACCTGCTTAGGAGCTACCGAGACACTATGGACAAGCGAGCGCGGGAGATCGCCCGTGAGCAGCTGCCCGAGAAGGTGAGGGCAATCTATGACGACGTGGACCTGCGCAGCTACATCAACTCCGAGTACGTCAACATCTGCTGTGCGGGTTACTCGCTGCCTACCCTTGCACGTGGGTGGGATGGTAGGCAGGTATTGATTGCAGCCATCACAATAGACCCCGCGTTTGATGCAGCTCACACTGCGTATGACAAGCTACGCGACGATGCACAGCGCATCCAGCAACAACTAACCGTCAACGTCGCCATCCCTAGGACTGTGAAAGCGTTCGTCGAGATGTTCCCCGACCTTGCCAAGTACGCACCCCAAGAACCTACCCCTGCCACTGCTAACCTACCCGCTACAACGCAACTAATGGATAGCCTCAAAGCAGCGGGCCTGAAGGTGGGTGAGGAGAGCGAGGGATGACACTGGAAGAAGCGCAAGCAGCGCTTACCGCTGCTCAGCTAGAGGAAGGGCTACGCTACCGCCTATGGAAGCGTCAGCCTAACCCTACGACCTACGACCGCTACAAGAAAGCCAGCCATGCAACAGGCGATGCCATCACGGCATGGGCCGACCTCAAGGAGAAGACCGATGACTAAAAAGAAGGTGATCAAGTCCTGTAGCGACTGGGATGTAATGCTGAGCCACCTCGAGGTAGAGATGCGGCGCACCCTTGGCTACGAGCGTAACGAGACGCGGAGTTATGTCGTGGCCCTACGCACGATGGAGCGGCTCGGTGCCAAGCGTAGCGACAACTTCACCGATAGGGGGACGAGTAAGAAGGCAGAGGCTCTGTTCAACGCGGAGTTCAATAAGTCTCGCGAGGAGTGGAGCGAGTACCTGCGGCTGAAGGATATATTCGCCCCTCACATCCACCGATACGAAGGCATCAAGTACCCGGACCCGTTAGAGGACTTCCATGCTGCATGGGTCAAGGCAGGGGGGGAGAAGTTCTATGCGTAGCATCACCCACTTCGTGGGGTTCCAAGACGACCGCTATACCCTAGCGGTGAAGGTGTTTGGACGCCCCGACTTTATCCACCGTCAATGGGATGGCCGTGCCAAGAGCATGGTCTGTGCAGGGGACCGTGTGATCTTCGCTACTGGTAGTGAGCTAGACACACCGAAGCTGTGGTCCTTCGACGACTCGGGGGTATTTTGATGAAGCAGATAGAAGACGAGAAGCGCAGGTGGTCTGAGGATGGGGAGTTCACCCTCACCCGCTTGGTCACCTACCGTCACTCTAGCGACTCGATGCCTGACCAGTTCGAGGTGCGCTTCAACCGTGCTGTGGTCTATGAGGGCGACGAGGCAGGTGAGGCTATCACTACCTTCGCCATGTATGAGGAGTTGTTCTGATGGAGAGGCCTGACACCGTTAGCCCCGAGATATGGGAA